ACCGCTAACTGGCGTAGGTGGTTTCCGGCTCCGCCAGCAATTTAGCGAAACCCCTATCGCGCGCCCCGAGCGCGCGGTAGACTATAAGCCGGTGGCCCGGTCGGCACACCGCCGAATGCACTGGCCGAGGATAGCCTAGTGCTTAGGCAGAAAAAGGCGAGTAGGCGATCACTACCGACTGGGCCACCACCCTTCCCGTCCCCGAGCGGAGGAATGTATGCCCGCCATAGAGAACCTTGAAGTCTCTGTAACCATAAGGTACAGAATCTCTACCTCCCGGAGGAATGCAGCGGTTGTGGAATTCCTCGAGGACAGGATAGCGCCAGTACTGGACATGAAAACCACAGACTTCGATCTGGACATACGCTCCGCCAAGATCGCCGACTGGAAAGTCGAGGTGAAGTGATGCCTGTCCAGAACCTTCGGACCGTCACGGCTGTCGTCCAGTTCAAGGTTGGGTTTGTGGCCAGCAACACCGAGGCAATTAGCCTGGCAGAGGGTGCACTGTCAGAGATCAATTCGTCCGATCCCAAGATCATTAGCATGACGGTGGAGACCAGTGGGTGACAACCTGCGCCGGATCAAGGCAGACATTCCGGTTGCGGATGCCCTGAGCCGAAGGATCCAGCTCGGATGGATCGTCAATGACGACCGGCCCGTTCTGGTTACCAATCCGGAAGCTGGTCATACATGGTCCGGCCGTATCGTCGCCTTGTCTGACCAGCCGGCCATGCTTTTGGAGAGGGAGGACGGCCATCGTATCATGCTGCCCCAGTGCTTCGCTGTGGAGCAGATCGAGGGGACCAATAGTAATGGCTGACAGCCTTCCGATCCTGACCACGAGCGAGCGGTCGACCTTCAAGCAGTGTCCGCAGAAGTGGCACTGGCGTTATCGGGATGGTCTTGTCAAGCCGGGTGAGTCTCCGGACGCCCTGTGGTTCGGTATCGGCGTTCACGAAGCGCTCGCTGCCTGGTATCTCAAGGGATACAAGCGTGGACCCCATCCAGCCAAGACCTTTGAGGAATGGGTTGGCAAGGAGACACGCTTCATCCGGGCGGCCATGGCCGAGCGCGAGCAGGAATGGTACGACGAGCCTCTGTATGAGGACGCCCGCGAGCTGGGCATCGCCATGCTCGAGGGGTACGTAGACAAGTGGGGCAAGGACCCCGACTGGGACGTCATCTACATCGAGACGCCATTCCGCGTGCGTATCGCCCGCAAGGGCAAGCCGATCGGCCGCTTCTGGTCCACCTTTGACGGTGTGTATCGTGACCGCCAGGACGACTCGGTATGGCTCATGGAACATAAGACGGCTGGGCAGATTGACACCGCTTACCTGGAGCTCGACGATCAGGGCGGCTCGTACTTTGCCGTGGCCACAGACATCCTTCGCTCGCGCGGTGTCCTGGGGCCAGACGAGAACATTGCCGGCATCATGTATAACTTCCTCCGTAAGTCAATGCCGGACGACCGGCCGGTCAATGAGCTAGGCGAGTCGCTGAACAAGGACGGATCCGTCAGCAAGCGCCAGCCGGTACCGATGTTCGTCCGCCAGGCCGTGGAGCGATCGCCGTCCGAGGTGCGCGGCCAGATGGCCCGGATGGCCGACGAGATGGCCGTGATGAACGCAGTGCGCGAGGGCATCATTCCCCTGACCAAGACGCCAACCAAGATGTGCCCGCGTACCTGCGAGTTCTGGGACCTGTGTGGCCTTCACGAGCGAGGCAGTGACCGAGCAGTCCGGGCGATGATGAAGTCGACCTTTGCATCCAGGGACCCATATGACCGTTACCGTAAGTCGTCTGCAGGATAAGGAGGGGTGACTGTTGAGCGCCGGAGTTCTGGATCGTACAGTACCAGGGCTGGATGACTCGCCCCCGATCAACATGCCTCCGATGAACGTAATCAAGTGCCAGTGTGAGGAGTCTTGCCCTCTCAGCGGTCCGTGCGAGCTCGAGGCGACCGGTGACGATCTGCTCTGTGAGGTCTGTCGCAAGGCCGTCGAGGCTGCCAAGATGGCCAGGGATGGAGTGTTCAGCGTTCTTAACCCCTACGAACCTCACTGCCATAAGTGCGACCCAGAGTTCGAAAAGGATGGAGATGACTGTGCCCCCAGCTAAGCGCGGAGTCCGTCGTGGTTCCAAGCAGGCAACGGCCAAAGACAGCCGTGAGTCGCCCCAGGCATTGGAGGCGGATGAGGTTACTATTGAGGTAGAGGACCTCTCTACCTTCAAGGAGTCCATCAACATCCTCCTCTACGGCCCGTCCGGCCACGGAAAGACAGTACTGGCGGGCGGAGCGCCTAACTCGGTGTTCGTGAGTACCGAGAAGGGCGCTGTTGCGGCTAAGGTGGCCGGCTCTCAGGCCAAGCTGATCAGGACGCCCACCTGGGAGCACGTCGTCGCTGCCAAGAAGTACTGTGACGAGAACTACGACGAAGGCAACTGGGTCATCTGGGACAGCGTCACGAAGATGCAGGTCCTCATGATTCGGTGGATCCTTCGCCAGATCAACAAGGACAATAGCAGCCGAGACCTCGACATCCCAGCGATCCAGGATCATCAGAAATGGCAGAACTACTTCAAGCGCTTCGTTGACTCCATCATCGACGCTCCGTACAACTCAATCCTGATCTGCACGGAGATGTATAAGGCAGACCAGGATGGCGATGACATCGTTCTTCCCGCGATCGAGGGAAAGGACTATGCCATATGCAACTATGTCCGGGCACAGACGGACGTCAACCTGTACTATCAGGTAACGACGAACCGAGCGGGCGAGACGGTCCGCCGCGCCCTAGCCCAGCCGCACCCGCCGTTCGTCGCGCCGAAGGACCGCTACCAGGCACTCGGCCGCTGGTTTGACGTCAAGGAGGGCGACTATGAGGCGATGGCTGATATAATCGCCGCCATCGAGCAGGTCATCGAGACCGGGGTACCGAACGACACCGAAGAGCTCGACGGGCTTGACGAAGATCTGGATGAAGACGATGAGTAACCGGGTGACATACACCCCTCCGATCGGCCGGGCCACTTACGACTCGATTCGTGACATTGCCCGGCGGTCCTTTTCGTCGGCCGAGATCTCCGAGGTGGTATTCCCTTCTGGCAAGCGGCTCGTCATCATACGCCAGGACGAGTTCGATGGGGCGTACATCCACCTCGAGCCCGGCGAGTCGCTCGTGTACGACACCGATAAGACTAGCTTGTATGTACTGACACGCCAGGGGGAACGCAAGTGAGCGGCGAGGTAGTACTGCCGATCTATGGACCGGCGTTCGGCAGGGACGGTGAGGTGTGGTCGCTGCTCTTCCCGATCAAGAAGAAGACCGCCGGAATGTTCAGCGTTGAGGCGGTAGAGACTGCCGTCAAGATATCGCTCCAGGATAACCTCCCCGACGGATTCGATATCGACTACGAGCGGCCATTCACAATGCAGTGGAACGAGGATCCGGCGCGGGACATGGTCATCATCGCAACGACGGCATTCGTCAAGGAGGCAAGCCATGCCACTGAATGAGGGGGAGCAGCAGGCGCTTCTCACCCAGGTGACACAGCAGATCAATGCAACCGAGGTGAAGATCCGCCGCCTCGGCCTCCCGCACGTCAAGGTGGGCCTGTTCGATGACCGAACGCGCCGCCCGATCAGCGACCTCCAGGAGATCATCGACATGGCCGAGGGCCGGGAGCCGAAGACATTCTTCCAGGGGCAAATCGAGGAACTTATCGACAGGACCGAGGTTCGAGACCCGAAGGAGTTGCCTGATGGTCAGCAGGCCGAATCCTGATCGACCCCGTGCGATCACGGCCTTTGGTTTCGCACAGACGCTTGCTGCCGCCGGTATCATCGAAGCGGACAGCATCGATCGGATCAAGAAGATCGTCATTACGGCTGATCCGCAAGATCTCGTTACGATCGATGTCCAGTATATTGCCGACGAACGCCTCGTTGATCTCGTGGGCGGCTGGACAGACGTGCAGCAGTCGTACGAAGACCAGCAGCGCGGCCGGAAGGCACGTCTTCAGGAGGAGATGGCGAACGATGAATGATAGCCCGATCAAGATCGGTATACAAGACGACTTCGCATCCGATGGGCTCCGGCTGTTCATCGTGAACAAGAGGGACAGCGAGACCTCGGACATAATGCGCGTCGGGGAACACGGCTGGGTCAACTGGGAACGGGTGAACGGGATGGTCGTCACCGACCCGACCATGACCCTTCCCGAACCCATCGGCCGCGTCCTGCTCGAGGCGCTACTCCGGCACTACGCTGGTTCCCAGGACCTTCATACACTCCGTGCGGATCTCCTTCACGAGCGTGGCCGTGTTGACGGGCTGATCACGACGGTCGCTACGCTCGCCGGCAAGGCCATCGATCTCGCCGACGCCGCCGTCGAGAACAAGTAGCCGTGCCGGAGAAGTTCCTGATCGACACCGATGGAGGGCCACACCCCGGCGTACGCATTGTCGACGAAACTCAGTACCCATGGCCGCTCCCCGGTATACTAGGGGCGGAAGGCGGAGGGTATGTTAAGGTCTCCGAGAGCAGCGCTCCACCTCAGGAAGAAGGCAGCCACTTCGTCCGGGGCGCTCGCTATCGGTGGCTCACAATGGAGGAAATAGAGGAGGCAAGAAGTGCCACGATTGAAGATCGATGACGAGCTGGATGACGAGCTCGATGAGGTCGAGTACAGCGAGGGCAATTTCGAGCGTTACGACGGCGAGCAGCCGCCCAAGGACACCTGGCTGCGCGGGTACGTCAAGGCGATGTGGTGGACGTACACCAAGGCCGAGGACCCGATGCTCAAGGTGCTCTGGATCGCCGATGGCAACACTGGCGACGATGAGGAGTACAACGGCCTCCCGGTCTGGGAGAACATGGCCCTGACAGCGGGTGCCAAGTTCAAGTGGGCTCCGTTCTTCAAGCAGTTCGGGCTGACCATCAAGACCCTCAAGACCAAGACGGTCATCGCGGCCGAGGACGACCCGAATATGGGCGCCCAGATCACCAAGATCGGCACGTTCTTGACGCCGGGCGAAGACAGCGACAACGCACGCTGTGCAATCATCACGACGCGCGAGAAGTACAACGGCGAGTGGCAAACCCACGCCGGTGAGTGGCTGGACGACGAAGAGCCAGAAGACGACGAGGACGAAGAGATGGAGGACGAAGAAGACGAGCTAGAAGAGGAGGAAGAGGAGGAAGAGGAGACCCCTCCTCCCCCAGCCCGCACGCGAAAGGCTGCTTCTGGAACGAGTTCGGCGCGGCCTGCTACGAAGTCTGCCGCACCCTCCAAGTCTGCCGCTACGAAAACGAGCGTCGCCAAGACCTCCGCACGTCCGGCCAAGTCCAAGGCCGCAGCGCCGGCCAAGGCAGCCGCCGGTCGCGGCCGTCGCGCCAAGGCGGCCGACGGTTACGACGAAGAGCCGCCCTTCTGATGGAGCATCTAAATGGTCACGCGCTCGCCCGTCGGCTGCTCGAGCTCCCTGATGAGGTCGTCCTTACAATTGACGGCGACTTTATCACGGAAGTCAACGTTAGCACATACGACGACATCGACAACGGCAATGACGACTTGCCGTGTATCAATCTGGAGACAGAGAACGAGTAGACGTCTGGCTCGGGCGTACCTGCTCGCTGGCTGGCGCTGGCGCGGGTAGGACTACCTGATCCAGACCCCTGGTCCGGAGAGGTTTTCTGAGAGGTTTCCCTCTCCGGACCAGGCCTTAATGTCCTGCTCGGAGCCTGGTGCAAACAGGTGAGGGTCAGCAGCCGCCCGAGTCCGAGCAGGGCCTTGAGGCTAATGGAGACATGAGAGGATCGGAATGAAGCATCTGGAGTTCCTATGGGACGACGGATTCAGGAGGGAATTCCCGGCTGAGACAATTACATGCGAAGTGGGCCAGTACAAACTAGAACAGCCGGGACAGATGGTCCTTATCCCCCGCGACGGTATCGGCGTCCGGTACGTCCTGATTGACGAGAGCGAGGACGACTAAGGGATGAAGGTCATCGTTGTCGGATGCGGGCCAGCCGGGCTGGCCGCCGCTCATGCGGCGGTAGGACTCGGGGCCGAGGTCGTCATCTATGGCCCCGGAGCCAAGTCGCCACAAGAGGGTCCGCTGCTGATGCAGCGTCCGATCCCGGGGGTGAACACGAACCACCCGGACGGTACGATTCACCAGATCGTTATCGGTGGGAGCATCCTCGACTATCGGTACAAGCTCTACGGTGACATCAACATCGGCATCAACGGAGACATCCTCCAGCCTCACTACCATGCGTGGCGCCACAGGGAAACCTATGATGCCCTGTGGGACTTCTACGAGGAGCTGATCCAGCTTCGGGTCGTTAATCCGGATGACCTTCGTGCAATGCACAGATCCGCTGATCTCGTTGTCAGTACGGCCGACGCGAGCAGGATGTGTACCAATCACAATGAGGTGAGGGGATCCGCTAGTGCGCCGCACCGCTTCCGATTCAAGGAAGAGGCAGTCACCCCGAACATCTCCTACCCGGACCAGCCGGACAACACTATCATCTTTAACGGTGGCAGCGAGTACCACTGGGTCCGTAGCTCGCGGGTGTTCGGGGTGCCGGTGACCGAGTGGACGGTCGACCATGCCCCGCCCGGTGCGCGGGTCATCCGGAAGCCCATCGGCACCGACTGCAACTGCTACCCGCACGTACTCCGGACCGGCCGCTTCGGTGCATACAAGAACGAGACATGGGTGGACACGGCCTACTGGGACACCTACTCGGCTATCACATCCATGACCCGTAGGCCAGAACTGGAAGGTATCCGATGACGAAGCCCGGGAACCAGATCGAGCGCTGGGCTGACCAGAGCATGTACTTCGCTCGGCCGGACGAGCAGGCGGAGAAGGGGGAGCCGGTCACGCCGCGCGTGACGTTGGTGAGCATGACGAGCCGTCCGCTTCAGACGATGGCCGCCGCTGCCCAGCTGTATGCTGGGCTCCCCGTCCACAGCCCTTCGGATGTAAGCCAGTCCGTTGCCCTGAACTGGTTCGAGGACATGACTCGGACCAAGCTCCAAGCTCCGTTGGAGTTCATCGATCTTCACTTCCTGCTCGAGGGAGTGCCACGCTCCTTCACCGACCAGCTGGAACGTCAGCGGACGGCCGTGTATGTCCAGGAGTCCCTCCGGTTCGCGGTGAAGGACAACGCGAGCGGGGAGGTAGCTTACCCTCCGTCGCTGCTGGACAAGAAGGACGATCACCCGTGGCGGATGATCTGGGATGCCACCTGCGGATATGTAGGAGAGGCGTACAACCAGCTGATCAGCGCGGGCATGCCGGCCGAGGACGCCCGCGGTCTTCTGCCCCTCAACATAACCACGCGAGTTCACTACAAGACCAATCTACGGAATCTGGCTGAGCACGCCGGAATGCGCCTCTGCTCCCAGGCCCAGTACCACTGGAAGGAAGTCTGGGCCGGGATCATCCAGGCCATCCTGGACTACGGGCCGAACAGCGAGCACTGGCAGCAGCGGGAGATCGTCAAGATCTTCAAGCCAGTCTGCTACCAGACGGGCCGTTGCCAGTTCCGCGCCGAGACCGACCGCTGGTGCTCGATCCGTGAGCGCGTCGAGGCCCACTACGCTCGCGGCGAGGCCCCGGCCACCTGGGTCGACATTGACCCGTACGAACCCCTCCGAGAAGGAGCAGCCAGAAAGGCACCAGGACAGTGATCGGGTACACGGATAGAAGCCAAGATGCAAGTTACTTGGCCAGCGCGATCGCTATCGTGAACAAGAGAGAGGGGGCATCGGTAGATTTCAAGATCGGTCTATTCCTCAGGGAAACTTACCCATTGGCCTTTGATCAAGATTCTCTGGTTGATGTTTGCGGGAATCCAAGAGGATCGATAGGCCCGACAATGACTACCCTGGTCACAACGAAGATAGCCGAGGAAATAACAACCGAATCAGGAAGGGTATTGTACCGATACCTTCCTGGAAAGATGGAGACATGAGCAAGCAAGCGCCCGAGATCTATGTATCCATCGACATCGAGACGGACGGCCCTGCGCCGGGAACCAACTCGATGCTCTCCCTCGGTGCGGTCGCGTATGACAGCGCCGGAACCCAGATCGGAACTTGGTACAAGAAGATCGAGCCGCTGCCCGGGGCCTCCCGGAACCAGGGGACGATGATCTGGTGGCAGGGGTTCCCGGACGCCTGGAAAGAGGCGAACAGCGATCAGCGATCTCCATACAAGGCGATGAATGACTTCGCTGAGTGGTGTGAGTCTCTGGCAACCGAGGGGAAGCTGGTTCCGGTCGCTTGGCCGGCCGCCTTCGACTTTGGATTCGTTAACTACTACCTCTGGCACTTCGCCAAGCGGAACCCGCTCGGATTCGCCTGTCTTGACATGCGGAGCTACGCGAACGGACTGTACCGAGCGTCCAGCTATTACGGCACGCGGGGTGCGGTCAGGGACATCATTCCCGAGGGAGACCTGTACCAGCTGTACGACATCAAGCTGGACGATCTCCAGCAACATCGTGCTATTGACGATGCCATACGCCAGGGCCGTCTCTTCATGGCGATGCTAAGGAAGAACCAGTGAGCGATGGCAAGATCATCCTGACGATCAACTCGCACACGAGCATCTCGGAAGAGGAGGCCCGCGAGGCAGCAATCAAGTTCCTGGCAGACTGCGGTCTTGATGCTACGCCGGATGCGATCGACCAGCTGGCTTCCGTGTTCCTTCCGTGCCTGGCGATCATCTGCCAGAGACCATGGGACCCCGAGGGCGGCACCTGGCGCGCGAGCGGACGGCTCGGCATCCTCTCCGACGTGCGGAAGAAGTTCGAGCGGCTCTGGTACCGAGGCTGGCACCAGGGACAGATGCACGACGACTCCGCCTACGACCTGATCAACTATGCAGGGTTCTACCTGCGCTCCGAGGAGAGCCTCTGGGGCAGCTGGGGCAATCCGCTGCACGGAGAGGATCGGTTATGTCTATCGGTGACATCGTCATCATCGGCGTCCTGATCGCCATCGGGATCTTCCTCCTGTTCGCGATGTTCGCCATTGGAATACGCAAGCTCAGCACCAGCCGTCTCTGCCTGAGGATATTCGAGAACAGCGCGTACAAGGAAATCAGGTGTCCTCGCTGTACCTACGGGATGCAATACCTTAACCCAGTTACCGGGGAACGCGGGCCAATCCCGAAGTCAGTCCGCATGGTTATCCGTGGGCGTCCGACGCTCGGCCCCCGGCAGGCGAACATGTTTCCCTGCGACACCTGCGGCGGCCAGGGATACGTAACGACCAGAGACCCCCTAGTCAAGGAGAACAAGGGGTTCCGGGAGATCACGTGAGCGATCAATCGTACACCGCAGCATTTGT